TCAAGTTATGGCACCTACAAACAAAAGTGTTGGTAATTCTAGAGTTGAAATACAAGAACCAGGTAATATGAAATTTAGTATCTATCAGAAAACTTTGGATGATATGGGTGTTGAGATATTCATGGGTGATTATTTTGGATATTATGAAAGTGAAGATAGAGTTAGATATTATGTGGTTAGTGATGATGGATTTGTAAAATCAGATAATAAACATACCTATGGTGGATACAAACCTTTTTATAGAACTGTTACTGCAACATGGGTAAGTGAAAACGAATTCAACGGAATTTAATATGCCTTTACCAAAACAAGTAATACCTACACTTCCTTTAGTTCCGAAGAAGACTTTATCGGAAAGAAGGGAACAATTATTAGAATACATCAATAAAGACGGTACCTACCTTCCTAAGTCTGTTCTACATGCAGATTTGGATAGGGGTATGCTCGACTTTGTTAAAGGGGATTTACAAGTTGTTACCGCGGGTAAGATAGTCCCGATGATTGATATAATTCTAACAACACAGAACTGGTCTCAATATGTTGAATCTGCAACCTTTGTAAACTTGGATTATAATGCGGAGCCTCCTTTCATTACTCTTGTTAGACAACCTGAAGTTAAGTACGGTACAAATCCATCACTTCAATATACTATTCCAAATAGAAAACAATTCTATTATGCGTCAGTTCCTACATGGAATGGTAACGAACAAGGTATGGACATTTATACAATTCCTCAACCAGTTCCTGTTGATATAAACTATAGTGTTAAGATTGTTTGTAATAGAATGAGGGAACTGAATCAATTGAACAAAGTTGTTCTCCAAAAGTTCTCATCAAGACAAGCCTACACTTTTATTAAGGGTCAGTATGTTCCAATAATCATGAACAATATCTCTGATGAATCTCAGATGACTTTGGATGCGAGAAAATATTATATTCAGAGCTATGACTTCACCATGTTGGGATATCTAATAGATGAGGAAGAGTTCCAAGTAAAGCCTGCCATTGCGAGACTTGCACAAGTTGTCGAAGTTGATACTTCTTTATTTAAATCAAGAAGAAAAAAATATCCAGAAAACCCGTCGGAGTTTTTATCCAACTTTCTTTATGTTAGTGGTGTTACAAGTTTGTCTGAAATAATTGATTTTACTGCAGACATGACTTGGATTGGGTCAGAAAATATTTCTAACTTTGATGTTTATATAAATGGAGATTATTATGGTTCAAATGTTAATAAGATTCAAATCACAACAAATGATACTTTAACAATATCTGTAACCAAAAATGATAACACTCAGGAGGGATTAATTAAGTTTGATTGTAACTTAGTTTAATTTTCCCCGTAGACATCTTTCTTTTCCTTACACTTCTCGATAATAAGATTTTCAAGAAACTTATAAATTTTTATTCCCCTCTTATCACAGTATTTTTTCAATATATCGTGGGACTCAGGTGATATCTTTATGTTCTTTATTTCCTTCTTTGTTTTCATAGGCAGAAAAAAGGTAGAATTTATTCTCCCTGTTTACAAATAGATATCTAAAAGTCAAGTTTTTTCAATCAGATATGAATATTTATCAATAAAATAAATCTGCAAAGAACAATTTTATAATGGCAACACAAGTAAATCAAAAAGTATATGTATCACCTGGAGTTTATACCTCCGAGACAGATTTGTCCTTCGTGGCACAAAGTGTCGGTGTAACTACATTAGGTTTGGTTGGTGAGACAATTAAAGGTCCAGCATTCGAACCAATTTTCATCACGAATTATGACGAGTTTCAAGCCTATTTTGGCGGAACAGAACCAACAAAATTTGTGAATACACAAATCCCAAAATATGAAGCGGCTTATATAGCTAAGTCATACCTACAACAATCTAACCAATTATTCGTCACAAGAATTCTTGGATTGTCTGGTTATGATGCGGGTCCTTCATGGAGTATCAAAGTTAAAGCAAACGTTGACCCAACAACAATTGGATTCAACCCTGCAACACCAACTCCTTGGTCTGTGAATTTTACATTCAATTCATCGGCTAACACAATCACATTTGGAAGTGCATTCCCAACACCAATTCAAAGTAATCTAACAGAACAATATAGAATGTTCGACGGAAGCACTTCTAACATTCAAGCAGATATTATTGGTTTCATTAATCAAATAATTGGAGATAACACCATTTCAGGAAATACTGGTAACATTTATGGTACACTACCTGAAGGTGATTTTTACACGTTTTACGCTTTGTATCCTAATCTTAACAACGTTTACTTAACAAACAGTATGAACGTTGCAGGAAACGACTTAACAGATTCTGATAACGACGCTTGGTACTACGCTAACTTTGATAACTACAGTGGTGATAGCTACTCAGGTTATTCTATGGATTATGGTGTTACCTCGATTGCTTCAGGTGCTAGTTCAATATACACAGGTACTTTATCAGGAAATGTATATACTTGGTCAGGTACTGCATACACAGACTATAATAACATGGTTGTTGCAACACTTCGTTCAAGAGGTATTTCTCTTTTTGAAAATAGTTCTACAAGTAATGCTCACGGACCAATTTATGAAGTTAACTCAGGTGGAACAGTTGCAGGTTTAAGTGCACTTACAATGGTATGTAGTGGACAATATTCAGGAGTGACTAAAAATCCTTATGAAACATTCTTACTTTCAGGTGTAACCAAAGATAACGATACTTTCAGTTTTGAATTATCATTAGCGGCGGCTTCATCTAAATTTATAACTAAAGTTTTAGGTTTCGATAACTTCGGTAAGTCAAGACAAGAAGTTCCTGTTTATGTTGAGGAAGTTTACCCATCGTCTTTAGCTTACGCATACAATCAAAGTTACATTCGTGGATTAGATTGTGAGTTAATCGGATTACCAGGAGCGCGAACAGAAGATTCAAGTTCAATCGCTTACAACTTAGAAAAGTATCAATCACCTATGACTCCATATTTGGTTTCAGAATTGAGAGGTAATAAGGTATACAAATTATTCAGATTTATTTCAATATCTGACGGAGACGCAGCAAACGTTGAAGTTAAAGTTTCAATCGCTAACCTTTCTTTCAATAACATGACTTTTGATGTTCTTGTTAGAAATTTCTTCGATACAGATGCTAATCCAATAGTGATTGAGAAATTCACTAACTGTAACATGGACCCTAACTCTAACAACTTTGTTGCTAAGAAGATTGGTTCATCAAATGGTGAATACGCTCTTATTTCAAAATACATAATGGTTGAGATGTCTGATGAAGCTCCAATTGACGCATTACCTTGTGGTTTCTACGGTTACACACAAAGAGAATATGCTTCAGTATCGAACCCTTCACCTGTACCTCAATTCAAAACAAAATATTATTTCCCTGGTGAAACAATTGCTAACCCACCGTTTGGTACACCAAATGGAGATAACTCAGTTGAGTCTCCTGGTGATGTAGTTAGAAGAACTTATTTAGGTTTTTCTACATCAATAGGTATTGATGAATCTTTCTTAACATATAAAGGTAAACAAAATCCTCAAAACTGGATTTTAGCACCAGCACCTGTTGAAGGTGCATCTTGGAACTACCTAAGTAAAGGTTTCCACATGGACTCAGGAGCAACAGTTGTATCAATTGCTAATTCATATCAAACAAGTGGTAGTCCAGCATTTGAGTGTGGAGTTGCAGACTTCAGATTCGACCCAGAGACTCAAGAAAATCCTTACTACTTCATTTACTCAAGAAAATACACAGTATGTTTTGCAGGTGGATTCGATGGTTGGGATATCTACAGAGAATATAGAACAAATGCGGATAGATTCCAACTTGGAGCTTCAGGTTACTTAGCAGGAGCTGCGGTTTCTACAAGATACCCGACAGCGACAGGTCAAGGATTGTTCAAGAGAATTGTAGTTGAAAACAACACACAAGATTTTGCAAACACTGACTACTACGCTTACTTACTTGGTATTCTTTCTTTCAGAAATCCTGAAGCGACAAATATCAACGTATTTGCAACTTCAAGTATAGATTACGTTAATAACTCAAACTTGGTTGAAGAAGCGATTGATATGATTCAATTCCAAAGAGCGGATTCGGTTTACATTGCTACAACACCTGACTATCAGATGTTTACACCAGATGGAACAAGTTCACTAGACATTATCTACCCTCAAGAAGCGGTTGATAATTTGGATAATACAGGAATCGATTCTAACTACACAGCAACTTACTACCCATGGATACTTGTGAGAGATACTGTTAACAACACACAAATTTACTTACCACCAACAGGTGAAGTTTGTAGAAACTTAGCGTTAACAGATAACATTTCATTCCCATGGTTCGCATCAGCGGGTTACACAAGAGGTCTTGTTAACTCAATCAAAGCGAGAGTTAAGTTGACTCAAGAAGATAGAGATACTCTTTATCAAGGTAGAATCAACCCAATCGCAACTTTCGCAGACGTAGGAACTGTAATTTGGGGTAACAAAACACTTCAAGTGGCAGATACAGCACTCAACAGACTTAACGTTAGAAGATTGTTGTTACAAGCTCGTAAGTTGATTTCAGCGGTTGCGGTAAGATTGTTGTTCGAACAAAACGACCAAGTAGTTAGACAACAATTCTTGGATAGTGTAAACCCAATCCTTGATTCAATCAGAAGAGATAGAGGTCTTTACGATTTCCGTGTGACTGTATCATCTTCACCTGAAGACTTGGATAGAAATACATTAACAGGTAAAATTTATCTTAAACCAACGAAGGCGTTAGAATTCATAGATATTGAGTTCTTCATCACACCAACAGGTGCTTCGTTTGAAAATATCTAATAAAAACGGGGGGACCAGTTCCCCCCATTTTTTAGCCAAATAGAATGAAAAAAGAATTCACAGAAGGGTTCAAAGACGAGAAAACCCCAGACTTAAAATATTACGCTTTTGACTGGGACGATAACATTGTGCACATGCCAACCAAGATTGTTCTTAAAGATAAGAAGGGAAAAGAAGTAGGTATGTCCACAGAAGACTTTGCGGAGTTTAGACACGAGGTGGGAAAAAAAGATTTCGATTACAACGGTCATACAATTGTGGGTTATGCAGAAAATCCATTTAGAAACTTTAGAACAGAGGGAGATAAAGACTTTTTGATTGATTCGATGAAAGCCAAAGTGGGACCAGCATTTAATGATTTTAAAGAAGCGATTAATAATGGTTCGATTTTTTCTATAATTACAGCCCGTGGTCACAACCCTGAAACACTAAAACAAGCGGTATACAATTACATTGTGAATGACTTCGAAGGTATTTCAAAAGACGAACTTATTAAGAATCTTAAAAAATATAGGTCTTTCTTAGGCGAAGATGAAATGTCGGACAAAGAATTAATCGATTCATATTTGTCCCTCAACAAATACCACCCCGTTTCTTTTGGAGACGAAAAAGGGGCGACAAATCCTGAAGAGGCGAAGGTGAAAGCGATGAACGATTTCGTGGATTATATCAAAGGTATGGCTGCGATACTTAATAAAAGAGCCTGGTTAAAAAATGATATAGGAAATAAATTTGTTCCTACTAAACCTCTTATTGGTTTCTCTGATGATGACCCTAAGAACGTAGAAGTAATGAGAAAAGCATTTAAAGATAAACCAGATAATTTAGTAAAAACTTATTCTACTGCTGGAGGAATTAAGAAGGAAGTGCAATAAATGTACTTTTTTTAAAAATTGAAGTAAATAGAAAAATTTTCGATATACCTATATTTATATCATATAAACACTGAAAACAAAAATTTAATAATATGGCTGATTTACTGATGAAAATGCCGATACCTTACGAACCGAAACGTCAGAATCGATTCATCTTAAGGTTTCCTTCAAGTTTGGGGATTAATGAGTGGTTTGTAGAGACCGCGGCAAGACCTTCTATCAAAATCGCAGCAACTGAAATTCAGTTTCTTAATACATCAACTTTCGTTGCGGGTAGATTCAATTGGGACCCAATTTCTGTGAAGTTCAGAGACCCAATCGGTCCATCAGCAGCTCAAGCACTTATGGAATGGGTTCGTCTTCACGCTGAATCTGTAACAGGTCGTATGGGATACGCTGCAGGTTATAAAAAAGATATCGACCTTGAGATGCTTGACCCAACGGGTGTGGTAGTTGAAAAGTGGATTCTTTATGGAACATTCTTAACTGATGTTAACTTTGGTTCTCTAAGTTACGCTACAGACGCACTTGCAGATATCACTTGCAGTTTGAGAATGGAC